AATTGAGCGAAACTTGTACAAGGCTTTGTATGAACAGCTTTTAGATAAAGTGATGGTGAGCAAGTCTTGAACACTAAAATAATGTTCAGCAGTAAAACTGACGATTGGGCTACGCCGCAGGACTTCTTTGATAAGCTAAACTTGGAGTTTCAGTTCACTCTTGACCCCTGCGCTGACTCCTTCAATCATAAATGTTCCAGATATTACAATCGGGAACAAAACGGTTTGTCTCGTGATTGGGGGGGGGGACGAGTTTTCTGTAATCCTCCATACGGTAGGGAAATTGGGAAATGGGTTCAGAAATCTTTTGAGGAAAGTAAAAAGAAGAATACTCTTGTGGTAATGCTCATTCCAGCAAGAACGGACACAAAATATTTTCACGATTATATCTATGGTAAAGCTGAGATCAGATTCATTCGTGGCAGATTGAAGTTTGGAAATGCCAAAACTGCCGCCCCTTTCCCTTCGATGGTCGTGATATTCAGAAGTAAGGAGGATTCCAATGTTAGTCACACTCATACAGGCAACGCCTGACCCCATCAAAACTATTGCGAAGATCGCAAGCATTTGCTATGACAGTGACCCTAAAAACCCGATCGGACTGGTGAAGCACTTGTACCGCAACGGACATCACAGTGTTTTCGAGCACATCTATTTCACCTTCAAAATCGAGGGGATTTCTCGTGCTTGCTCCCATCAACTCGTGCGGCATAGACACTGTAGCTTTACTCAACGGTCTCAGAGATACTGTTCTGAGGACGGATTTTCAGCAGTGCTACCTTGCTCTGTAGAGGAAACGGGTGGTGATTATGACTATGGTATGGTTATGAATCGGATTGCGGAATTTTACGAGGAATGTCAAAAAGTTGGTGTTCCAAACGAGGACGCCCGGTATGTACTTCCCAATGCCTGTGAAACCTCCCTGTTCCTTTCCTGCAACCTGAGAGAGCTTATTCACATGGCGAATGAACGCCTGTGCATGAGAGCGCAGTGGGAAATCCGAGAGCTGGTGAAGCTGATGGTGGCTGGTGTAGACCCCGACCTTCAATTCATGCTTGTTCCCAAGTGTAAGAGCGGTCGTATTATCTGCAATGACCCCTGCGGTATGGAGGTATAAGATATGATGGACGAAAGCAATAAAATCTGTCCTCTATTCTACATTTGTTCTGAGTGCAACACTCTTGATTCGTGCCTTTGCCGCAAAGAGGATTGTGCATGGTGGGTAGAGGACAAGCAAAAATGTGCTATTGCGGTAGGAGGTGAACGCAGTCGTGGCAAGTGATAGAGAGCTTTTCGAGCTTCGCAACGGCAGGGTTATTATGGACGAAGACCTGTCCGAAAAAATGTACATTATCAAATCCTACCACCCTGAGAAAGCGGACGAAACCAGTTCTGGCTTCGAGTGGTCGGAAATGGGTATGGCAAACCTGTTCGGTATGCTTTACAATCGGGAAGCTCGCTATTGTACTGAGCACAAAAGCTGGTACACCTACTTTGAGGGAGCATGGCGCAAAGACGAGGGCGCAATCCTTGTCTCCGAAAAAATCAAGGACTTTGTGCGGCTGATGATTCTCTACTGCGGAGAGATCGTAGACGATGAAATCCGAAAAGCCTATACCTCTTTCGTAAACAAGATGGGTGACAGGCGCATGAGAGATAGAATCCTCAAGGACGCAACCGGCGAACTGCGTATTTCGGCTACTGAGTTTGACGCTGACCCATACCTTATAAATTGTCTGAATGGTACTTACTCTCTCCGAGACTTTTCATTCCGAGAAGCTAAGTGGGACGATTTTCTCACCATGCAGACCAATTTTCGTCACACTGTCCGCAGGGACATCAAGTGTGAACGGTGGGAGCAGTTTATTGACGAAGTTACACAGGGCGATAAGGACAAGGCCGATTTCCTACAACGCTCCCTTGGTTATTCTATCCTTGGTATGAGCAATGAGGAGTGTATGTTCATTCTTCATGGTAAAACGACCCGTAACGGAAAATCCACCTTGCTCAACACCATTGAAACCATGCTTGGTGATTACGCCAAGGTTGCACCTGTCGGTATGATCTGCCGGGGAGACAGGCAGAAGGACGCAGAAGCGGCTTCCCCTACCCTCGCCGGTCTAAAGGGAAAACGCTTCGTAACTATGAGCGAGTCCAACGAGTATGGCAAGCTGGACGAGGAGAAAATCAAGCAGTTTACAGGCGGTGAAGAAATCTCAGCTCGTGCGCTGTACCAGTCAGCAATCACTTTCAAACCGCAATTTACGCTCTGGCTTTCTTGTAATGATCTGCCCATGGTGACGGACAAGTCCCTATTTGCTTCCGAGCGTATCAAGGTTATTGAGTTTAACCGGCACTTCTCCCCCGCCGAGCAAGACACGCACCTTAAAGACGAGCTTACTTCTCAGGAAGCCATGAGCGGTATCTTCATGTGGCTGGTGCGTGGGTACATCAAGTACAAAGAGTATGGGCTTACCATGTCAGAGCCGTTAAGGTCTGTTGTAGCGAAATACGAGCGGGATAATGACCTGGTGCTTCAATTCCTCGAAAACCGCTGTGTACGAGTTCCAGAGGAAGAATACAACCCGCTTGGTGAGAAGAATAAGTGGACAACTATCAGAGCCAAAGACCTCTATCAAGCGTTCAAAATATGGGCGAAATCTGAGGGTGCTTATGTGCTCTCTGCGAGAAAATTCAACTCAGAGATGGAGCGTCACCCCGAATGGTTTGACCGCAAATCAACTTCCAGCGGTTTCGTAATCTATTGGGGGTTGAAGCTCAAGGAGGTTGTGTGATGGAGAAATGGCAGTATGAAATGTTGCAAGACCAGTTTTCCAGAAAAGCAGAGAACAATCCTTACGGAAAGAACGGCAACTTCAAATATGAGGAAGGTTACAAGCAGGGTATTCTTGCGGCTAAAAGTATTCTCTCCGACTTCTATCATCGGCATTACGAAAAGGATGATTGATTATGAACGCAAGCTGTATCGACGAAAACGCTAAGTTCAAGCTCTGCCCTTATCGTGTCTACACCGAAGAACACCCGCCTGTTCTGCGTGGGAATGGGGCGATCACTACTCAGCAGTTTTATCCCTGTTTGGGAGAAGCGTGTGTTGCGTATCATGTGGGTGTTTGTCTTAGACTGTCAAAGCGTGTGAAGGAGGTATCGAAATGAAAATCAAAGTTGAGCATGAAGTTTCTCCCGAAAAAGAAACTTGCACTCACGATGGAGATTTTTGGGGAAAGAGCATTTGCCGGTATCACACTCACAGGGATAGAACACATGGTCGAAAAGCTCCTGTTGAGCGACATCTTCCGAAATGCACATTATTTGATTGTTGGCTCAAAAGGGATTATGTGAAATGTGAAGCCTGTAAAAATGCGTGTAATGAAGCTGAGAGGGAGAAAAATGTTTGCAATACAGAACATCAAAACGGGTAATTTTCTGTATGGAACAGACTACCGATATTTCCCGCCGCACCAGAGAACGAGCAGAAATCAGGCTCTCACCTATGACTCTTTAGCAACTGCGAAAGCCGACTTTCTCCACAGAAGATGTGGTAAGGACTATCGGGTGGTGTGCCTTA